AGTCAAGACACTTTAGCTGATACACTAACAAGATTATATACATTAATTAAAAAGAATTCTGAAAAAGAAACATTAAGAGATGAAACAGAATTAGACTTTAAAAAAGTTATTGAAAAAGAAGAAGAAGATAAACACAAAGAACTTATTAAAGCGTTTTTATCTAAACCGAAAAGAGAAGGTCGACCAGGTGGTAAACCACCAACAGAGGCAAAAGGTGAAAAAGAAAAACCTGGTGCCAAGCCTACTACAAAACCAACTACAAGACCTACTGCAACAAAAGCACCTAGTGCTAGACCTTCAGCAAAACCATCAGCCGGAAGACCTAGTGGTCCTAGTGGTGGTATAAGCACAGCAACTAAAGTTGTTGCAGGTGCAGCTGCCGTAGCATTAGCTGGCGGTGCAGCTGATGTAATTGCAGCTGAAGAAGGACTTCCTAAAAAAGGCAAGGCATATTGGGATCCACCAGGTCAAAAGAATTTAGTGTCTGTAGGTTATGGCCATCAAATTAAACCAGAAGAATATCAACAAGGTTTTATTCAAGCCGGTAATGATAGAATACCTTTACAAGGCGATAAAGGTATTGATACTACATTATCTCCAGACCAAGCAAAAGCACTATTATCAGCAGATTTGCCAAAGTATACTAAAGCTGCACAAGCACCATTAGGAGAATCTTGGAATAAACTAACAGATAATCAAAAGTCAGCTCTTACTTCATATGCTTATAATACAGGTAGCACAAAGAGTTTAGTTGAAGTTGGTCTTAAAGATGCTATTGATTCTGGCAATATGCAACAAGCATCTGATATTATAAGAAATAAAGGTGTAAGAACAGCTGGTGGACAAGTAAATGCTACTTTAGTTACAAGAAGAGCAAAAGAGGCAGATTTATTTTTATCTGATGCAAAAGCAACACCATCATCAACAACTGAATCTGTTCCAGCACAATCATCAAAAGGTGTTACTCTTTCATCAGCATCAACAACAAATAAAGATTTAAAAGCTGACCAATCTAGTGGTGGTCAAAGTGTCGTAATGGTAAATAATAATAACACAACGATTGCTAGAGGAACAAAAAAACAACCTGAAGTAGTTCCCATGCAATCAGATAAAGCACCAATTTTAGAAGCACAATATGGATAAGAAACCAAAAAAATCTAAAGGCGAAAATGCCAACTCTCTTTCTGAATTAATTGCTAAGAAATTAATATCAACTGTCTCATCTAAATTTTTTGTAAAAGATGAAACAAAAGAGAAGGCTGAAAAGTATAAGAAGAAATTTAGTCCAAAAAATATGGCTAAATCTCTTACTAAAGGCAAATCTTTATCTGAATCTATTGCAAGTAAAATATTAGGCGGTGAAAAGAAAGTAACGAAAGTGGACGGTGTTAAACCTAAAGTGTCTGCTACAAAGATACCGGCTGTAATTAGTCCAGAAACAGAAATAAAAGAAAAAGTAAAAGATAAAAATCCATTAGTTTTAAATAGAGTTCTTAAATTTCCTTTCGTTAAAAAAGGTGATTCTGCTACAGATGTTATCTCTAAATTATTCTTTCTACTTCAAAAGCAATACGATAAAAAAGATATTCAATTTGAATTAAATAATGATTTTGAGAAGTCAAAGAAAATGGAGTCTGATAGACGCCATAAAGAATTAGTAAAAGCAATATTAGCAAGTAGAAGTGGTGGAGCAACTACAGCTGCACCAGAAAAAGAAGAAGGCTTACTTGATAGAATAGGTGGTCTTGCTGGAGGTGCAATGGCAGCTCTAGGTGCAGGTTCATTATTAAAAGGTGTTAAAGGTGGTGCAAGTCGAGTAGGTAGAGGTGCCGGAAAATTAGTTAAATCGGCAACAAGAGTTGGTAGTAAGGCACTTCGTGGTGCAAAAGGTGTATTGAAGTTCTTAAATAAAATACCAGGTTTAAGTTTAATTGCCGCTGGTGCAGGTCTTATAATGGATGTTAAACAAGCCATTGATGACCATGAAGCAGGTAAGATATCTGAAAAAGACATGAAAAAAGTTGTTGCAGGCGCAGTTGGATCAGCTTTTGGAGGTGTCGGTGGCGCTGAATTAGGAGGTCTAATTGGTGGTGCTGCAGGTTCGGTAGTACCAGGTTTAGGAACACTGGTAGGTGGTGCAGTAGGTGGAGTGGCAGGTTTCTTTGCAGGCGAATCTTTAGGTAAAACAATTGGTGAAAAATTATTTGATACCTTTAGTAATACTGATGAAAAATCAATTGATTCTAAATTATCAAATGTATCATCAAAGACTGCCACACCTGCTAAACAAGCAACGGCTGCAGCTACACCAACACCGTCAGCACCAGCAACATCAAAAGGCAGTTCATCTGAAGCAACATCATCAGCTAAATCTGCACCAACAGCAATATCAGGTGGCGGAAGTTCAGCAACACCTATGTCATCTGCTTCCAGTTTAGGTGAGAGAGCAGTAGCCGCAACAAACCAAAATATAGATTCTCAAATGAGTTCTGGCGGTTCTTCATCACCTGTTGTTATCAATAGATCAACAAATAAAGGTGTTAGTGCTGATCCACCAGATATTATGACAGGCAATATGTCAGTTCGTAATGATGACATGGCATTTAATAGAGTATTACGAATGAGCGTCAGAGCAGTATAAAAAAAAGGAGGCCAAAGCCTCCTTTCAAAACCTTCCTTCTTTAAGGGAAAGTTTTAATCTTCCATTGCAAGATTCTCAAAGTATTTCATATCATCATCATCTGATAAATCAGGTTCAACAGAAGGCACAGCAGAAGGTGCTGTTCTTACTTGTTCCTTGATTTGTTCAACTGTTGTTTTTACTGCAACAGGTTCACCATTAAGACCTAATACTTTATCTAATCTAGTCTTTAATGCATCATATGTTTTGAATTCGGATTCTTTGATTAAATCATTAAGCGAATATTCTGATTTCCAAATTGTTTCTAGTTTCTCATCATTATCTGATAATGGTCCGGCTGAATCAAATTCTGATTTGTCATAGTTTTGGTAACCATCAACTTTACGAATTTTTAATTTGAAGTTAGCACCTTTCCATAAATCAAATGGATTAACTGCTTCTTCACCAAATTCTGGTTGTGGGTTCATAGCATCTGTAATCTTATCAAAGATTTTTTTACCAAATCGGAAAAGTTTAACTTGACCTTCATTTTCTGGATTCTTTGGATCAGATACAATGTAAACATTAGCAACATAATTTAATTTACGTTTTTGTTTACGAACCACGTCTTTATTAGCTTCAATGCCAGAGTTCCATAGTGATGAATTATGTTCACATACTGGACATTTTTGATTTAATGTTGTAAGACAGTTATCAATGAACCATTGACCGCCTGGTCCTTGAAAACCATGTGAGAACACTTTTACCCATGGTAAAGCATCTTCACCGTCTTTTTCTGATGCAGGTAGAAAACGGATGATAGCCATACCGTTGCCTGCTTTGTCTACTTCAGGACGCCAAAAATTATCTTGTCTTTCAGCACCTTCTGTATTTGTATTGATTGCTTCGATTGCTTTTGATAGCTTATCGAGATTGCCTGATTGGCGTTTTAGATTTGCAAAACTCATAGTATTACCTTTCATATAAACGGAATATTAACGGAATATAAACAACTTATCCACAAACTACTCATAACCATATTTCTATTTAGTTTCATTTATAAGCTTTGTAAGAATTGTTTTAAATTTTTTCTTATCATAGTTCATAAATGCCAAATATCTATCACACTTCATATGAAAATTTGGCCATATAATGTCATCTTCAATTTTATCATTCCACATAGCAAAGAAGTTCATGATGTCATTTAATATAACCAAAGTTTCCAATGAAATGTCACCTTGCATTGTCATTTCTAACAATATTGGATAACCGCCAGATGGCACGGTGAGCATGTCATTTGGGTTTTTAACTTTATCCAACAATCTTATTATATCATTCTCAAAGATATATGTCAAGCTTTGAGTGATTTTTTGCCATTTCTTATAATTATCTTCAGCATCTTGAGTGAGAAGTTGCCTAGGCCATTTGCCGTTATCATATAAGAAATTGGCAATATAAAAATATTTTAAGTCTTCTAAATTAAATTTACGAGATAGTTTATAAAATGTAAATCTATCTTTTTTGGTAGAAAATGTATTTTTAGATACGCTTGTTTTGCCATTATACTTTACATAATGATATGAATTGGAAGTAAAATGTAATTTTATAGCATTATATAAAGCATAGGCTTCAAAGCCTGAGCTGTCAATCATATTGGTAATCTAGCGGTCTTCTTTAATAAATTTAAATCTTCTGCTTCTAATTTAATCTTTGCTTTAAGTGGTGGTGACAATAACGTAGCAGACACCTCAATTTCTAATCCTGATTCTTTACAGTAGTGACAGATGGCATCCATTAAAGAGATGCCTTTATCTGTCGATAACTTTTCAATCATATAACTAAATTCTTTAATCTCATCTTTTGTTGGCATTTTAGACCTTTGCGTAAAATATATGTCGACCTACTTTTAACACAACATTTTCTTTCTTCCATTTTGGATGAACATAATCAGCGTGATAAAACATAGCGTTAGTTTTCTTTATTATACTATGTGCGATAGGTTGTGTCAAGGCTTTTCTAGCAATATATTTGGCTTCTTCCCAAAGATACTCATTTTTTTCTGCACTTACATGCTCACAAGTCCATGTGAATTGGCATATTGTTTGTCCCATTGATTTCGTTCTTTGGTAAACAACACCACAAATTGTTTTTGGAAATTGTGGATCTTTTGCTCTGTTAAGGGTAACTTGTGCTACTGCCATTTTACCTTCATAAGGTTCTCTGGCGGCTTCATAATAAATGTTTTTTGCTAAGCATTCTTCTTGTTTATTGTATTCAGTTTGAACATTTTTTTTAATAATATTAGTATTTACATCACTAGAAAATGTTGGTATTGCATATACCAATAATGAAAATAATATTAGTATGAACGATATTCTTAAAAGTGTATTATTCATGTATATCTCCTTTTTAATTAAGATTGCCATCTTTAATAGACGACAAAATAATCTCCAATTACGAATTTACTTTTTTGCTTTTTATTTCAACTACTGGAGTTTGTGAAACGAAATTATTAAGGATTTCGGCCTTTGTTATAATATCTGTTTCGGTTGGAAAAGCTGGCAAATCTGGATGTTTTGGTGATGCTGTGCCGGCAATTTGTGCCGCAGCTACCTGTGTCTGCCATTCTTGTTGTAAGATGTCTCTCTTTGAATGAAAGTCATCTGTTAGCATGTCTTTTGCCATTTTTAATAGCTCGAGACGAATTTCATAGGGGGTCATGCTCATAATATTACTCCTTTGTGTGTGTGTAAGTAAATGGTAGTTTTTTGAGGAACTACCAAACCTTATTTATAAAGGATTATACATTATAACCCTTTGTTTGTCAAGCTTATTTCTTAGCAGTTGGGTCTACATACTTGATATATGCATCAATCCAATTGGTAGAGATTGCTTTTTGAGCATCTGCTTGTGAAATTTTACCAGCGCACATTAAAGCATGTAATTGATTTTCTAATTTATCTTTTTGATGAGCATTTTTATCGCCATCAAATGGTTGTGGCCATAAATTAGCAACATCATTTGAACCACCAAGTTCTAATGAGATAAGATGGTCAACTTCACAACCTTCTTTACCTGAGCAATAGCCTTCATGATTCTTTACATTATAATTAGCATATACTTGTTTCTTTGTTGCTTCAGTTACATTTCTAACTGTAGTTGTTGTAAAGCCTTTAGCACAAATAACTGCTGCTGTTAATTTTGGATCAGGTTTGCCCGGTGTTACTTTTGCATTTGGTAAAATATCAGCATGAGCAATGCCTGCTGATAATAATGCTACGAATAATAACTTTTTCATATTTTTCCTTTATAAAAATTAATTGCCTTCACAAGACCTTCTATATAGTCTTCCGTTTTTTGCTTGTAGATAAAAGGTCCACTATTTTCTACCGCCATGATAATGACCAAATTATTTATTGGTTCACCTATCAATTCTTCATACATTAAGGCATATGCTGCTGTTTGCCAAAAGTAATCTTGAATTTCTTCTAAATCTTTAACTCGTTTAGATGTTTTAAAGTCAATGACTGATAAATCTAATTCAAAGTCAGCAATACAATCAACACGACCTGCTACACCTAACTTCTCTGACCATAATGCTTGTTCTTGATATCTAATGTTATCTATACGATTGAGATATGGCTTAATAGATAAAAACATTTCTTGAGCATCAGGCATAATTTCACCTAATGGTTCATTATTAAGATATCTTTCGCATAGTGTGTGAACATTGGTGCCTCGATTAGATGCCTTCTTTGATATAGCATTAGCAACATCATGACCAACCCTATCACGCCATCTTTGTATAGATTCTTTCTTTAAAGCACCTAATACAGTTGTGATTGATGGCATTTTCTGACCATTAGGTGAGATATAAAATCTACCTTTAGGTGTGGTTTCAGATTCTAAATTGGGTAATACTTTTGGCGGACAATAATTAAATGTTACCATTCTCTAGGCGCTTTTGTTTTGTGACCATCTTTGATTGTGTTTTGTCCAACTTGTTCTTTCATTCTACCAATAACATACTTCTCGAATGTAGAATCAGCCTTACCTGTGCCGGGTGTATTCAATCTCATACCGTCAGATAGAATAGGTGTGCCTGAATGATGCCTAATGTGTGTAGGATTATCAATTAAGTATTGGTCTAATTCTGTATAAGACATTTTCTTTTCAAATATCTCATCTGTTTCTGTATTCTTAAACTCATAGTTGGGCATTATACCACTCCGGAATTGGTCTAGAATTAATTTTTCCTTGCCATGAAGCAAGATGTGTTTTATTGTTTATATAGTAATTTCTGTAGGACGCCAAAGAATTTCCTGCTATCTTCACCGCATCAGGCATAGCTGGTGTTGGTTCGGTAAAGTTAGCATTAGGTATATTCTTTGGTGTATTCCAAAATAACTTATCAACTAGTCCTATCTGTTCACACTTATGGACTTTACCATAACGATAGGTATATTCTTTACATAGTTCTTTGAGTAGTTTACTTAACCAGATATAGTTTGAATTACTATGACGACACCAGATAGCGGATGGATGGTTGATGTGTGTTGCTGAATACAAAATAGTTTCACGGTCATCAGATAGAATCCAACGCTTGACATTACGATTAGTTTTTGATTTTGCTATGATTGGTTTGCCATCAAGAATGCGATGAGCAGTCGATAACAATTGACAATACTCAAGTATCATCTTGATACAATGTTTATCGTTGTGCATTTGCGCACAAACGGTTTCGTCTTTATCTAGGTAAAATATATTCATAATGTAAAGGATAACACAATACTGCTGTTATGTCAAGTTTATTTTCTAGCAAAAATATGTTTAATCTTTTCCCAAAGTGTTCTTTCTTCAGCAAGTAATTTATCTCCTGCTATGTTTAATTCACTTTGTAATGTATTAACATTCTTTTTGAGACTATTAACAATAGTAAGCAATTCTTTATGTCTTGCTAATTCATTGTTAATATAACCAACAACATCATTTGAAACATTAGATAAACCTGCATGAAATGCTGGTGTTTCTGCTGCTGGTGCTGCTGGTGCAGCTGGTGCTGGTGTCACTTCAGGTGTTGCTTGTTGAATATCATCTGGCATAATTTTCTCCTTAAATAATTAATATTTCCAATCTTTACAATAACCAAGTTTGTGTAATTTCTTCAATGCGTCATCACATTTTTCACCAATATCAGTTCTGTGATGTTCATCGTTACCAAACTTAACTTTATCTACAATATCATAAGCTTTATCTTTTGCTTCTGATACTGTATCGCCTACTCCTGTGCAAACAACAATATAACTACCTGCTGTTCCCCATTCATAAGCTTCTTCATCTAACACACCATCAACCATTTTAACGGTCTTTGATAGTTTAACTTCACAAGGATGAATAAATTTATAATCATCGCCTTCTGTCTTCTCTGTTAGAATAGGAAAGTCGAGATAAGATTCTTCTTCGTTTTTGTTGTGTGGAAAATCTGAATTAGCCATCACAACACCAACACAAGTTTTAAAATCTACTTCTAATGTATTTTTACCATTAACACAATCTAAAATCCATTCTGCTGGGTCACCTTTATGTAAAGGTTGTTGAATATTCCACATTGGATATCCAGGTCTTGCGGTCCATTCCATTGGCCATGGTGTACCATCTTTCTCATCAATGATACAATTCATATCTAGCATACCAACATAACCAATCTTGTGTAAGGTGTCTTCCATTGGTTTGAGTAGCATATCTGCTAGTTTAGACTGTTTGGTGTAACGGATAACTGTTCCCATCTCTCCTGTGTTCACACCAAGGTCTTTGTTCATGTGTTTCTTATGTTCAAAACCTTCTGCAAAGAATGGCATCCAACCAGCTGGACCAAATATACCAGTTACACATAGTTCGATACCAGGTCTAAATTCTTGTAGAATAAACTTACCTGTGCCGCCACCCTTTTCTTTATGTTTAGTTAAGAAACCAATCATATCTGCCTCATCTTTGGCAACATATGATAATGTCTTGTCTTCTTCTTCACCTATTGGTTTAGAAACCCAACGACCACCATGTTCTTTTACGAATTGAATGGCTGCATCATAATTAGAAAATGGGTGAGATGGTATAACTCTACCACCAAAGTCTTCAATAACTTTTTGACCATACATACGGTCTAATTCTAATTTTGCTGCTCTTTTTCCTGGTCCAAATATTGGATAACCTTTTTTGATATACTCATCAATTTCATCCATCATTTCAAGATTGTCTGATGAAAATATCAAATCGGCTACATCCATATATTTGCGCCAATTAGTAATCTTATCTACAAGGCCTTCGCCAATATGAGAAGACCTTGAGCCTTTAGTGTAGAGTTTAACTGTATGACCTGCAGCCACACAGCGGAGACACCAGTCTAATGTTAGTGCTGGTGGATCAAGAACAAGAATA